TTGTGTATCGAAATCCGGCAAGCGGTCAAAAAGAAATAGGCGCCAAAACTAAAAATGGTGATATTCATGAATTCCAAATTCGTGGTTTGATGATGACAAACGAGTTCCAAGAATTAAAACAATACGTTTTGAATGTTAAATAGAAAATATAACATACCGAAACAATTAAAAAACGACGTATGGACGTTTTTAAACGAAAATAACATTGGAAATCGTTTTGAAGGTAACGGCAACAAAGAACAACAATTTGTTGGATTAGTGGGCGAAATAATGGTCAAACGTTTATTTGGTTTTGATCACGAATTTAAAAAAGGGTTTGACGGTGGTTTTGATTTTCAGTACAAAGGATTTAAAATTGACGTCAAAACAATGGGCCGAAACGTTGACGTAAAGGATTATTTTGTAAATAATTTCGTGGCGCATCAAAAACAATTCGATTGCGATATTTATATTTTTTGTTCACTAAACAAACAATCTAATGAATTGACCATTTGCGGGTTTTTAAGCAAAAAAGAATTATTAAAATTAGCGGTGTTATATAAAAAAGGCGTCAAGCGTACGCGTTCAAACGGAACAACTTTCAAAATGAAAACAGATACTTACGAAATAAAAAACAACCAACTTAAAAATATTGAAAAATTATTTTACTATATACCTAAATATTAAAATAAATTTTTAATTTAGCCAATAGAAAACAAAAACATAATGAAAACATTTCACGATTTCGGAATTGACGTCGGCAATAAGTCAACCGGAAAAATCAAAACACAATGTCCACAATGCAGCACAACGCGAAAAAACAAACGTGACAAATGTTTGTCCGTTGATATTGACAAAGGTTTATTTAATTGTCACAATTGCGGTTGGGCGGGGACAACAAAATTTGAAAAGAAAAAAGAATACATTCGTCCGCAAAAAATAAAAGTTAATTTAACCGACCGCGTTATTAAATGGTTTGCAAATAGAGGCATAACAGAACCAACACTTCAACATTGGAAAATCGGCGAATCATTAGAATATTTTCCACAAGTTAACGCCAAACGCCGCGCAATTAATTTTAATTATTACCGCGAAAACAATTTGGTTAATGTCAAATATCGTGACGGCCAAAAGAATTTTAAAATGGTTTCCGGCGCTGAATTAATATTTTACGGTTTAGACAATATTAAAACAATGGAAAAAATTTACATTGTTGAGGGCGAAATTGACGCATTGTCACTTCATGAAGCGGGCATCTATTCAGTTTGCAGCGTTCCAAATGGCGCATCAAAAGGGAATCAACGATTAGAATATTTAGATAATTGTTTTGAATACTTCAAAGATAAAACAGAAATCATTCTTTGCACCGACAATGACAATCCGGGAATCGAACTTCGCAATGAATTGTCACGACGCTTTGGTGCATACCGTTGTAAATACGTTGATTTTGGCGACTTTAAGGACGCTAATGAGATTTTAACAACAAAAGGTGCCGAAGCGCTGCGAAACGTCATAAAAACGGCTAAAAACTTTCCGTTGGAAGGTGTGTTGAATATCGAAAACATTTGGGATAATGTTTTAAACTATAACGAAAACGGCGTCAAAAACTATTCAATAGGTTTGCCAAACGCAGATACATATTTTAAAATGGAGTTGGGCCAATGGTCAGTTGTGACAGGAATACCTAATTCGGGTAAATCCGACGTAATGGACCAAATTTGCTGCAATTTAGCGACGCGTTACGATATGCGTTGCGCTATGTTTGCGCCGGAATCATTTCCGTATGAAGGCCATATCAAACGAATTGCAAATAAATTAAACGAGGTTAATTGTAACAACGAACAACTAAACCAAACAAAAGATTTTATTCAAGACCATTTCTTTTGGGTTAAAATAGATTTAGAAAACCTAACGTTAAAAGGCATTTTAAACGCGTTCAAAGAATTAGTATTTCAAAAAGGAATAAATGTTTGCGTGATTGATCCATGGAATATGCTCGACCATTCAGCGCAAAAGGACCATTCATATATTGGGCGCGCATTGTCTGAAATAACACAATTTTGCCAACAGACAAACACACATTTGTTTTTAGTGGCACACCCGCGCAAAATAGAATCTGAAAACGGAAAATATAAAAAACCAACATTGTATGACATTAGCGGTTCAGCAGATTTTTTCAATAAGGCGTATAATGGTTTGATTGTATATCGTTGCATTGGCGAACGCACAAAGTTTAAATCCGATGTTGTAAAAATATATGTTGAAAAGGTTAAGCGAAAAGAAAACGGACAATTAGGCGAATTCGATATTGCGCCCGATTTTAAAAACGGCGGCATATACAAAGACATTGATTTGGAAACAAAAAAATTTGAAGTAATAACCGACGATTTACCTTTTTAACTATGTATTTAAAAAATTATAGCGTTAGAAGTGTTGACACCTTTGTTGTTAAAAATTGGATTTTGCGAAAGCATTATGCGAAACGAATGCCTTCAATCTCTTATTGTTTTGAATTATTAAATGAAAATAAAATAACAATTGGAGTTTGTTCTTTTGGCAGACCAATTGCCCATTCATTAATTAAAAACGCATTCAATGGGTTTTATCAAAATAATTTTTTAGAATTAAATCGTTTAATAACAAACGACGATTTGCCTAAAAACGCAACATCATTTTTTGTATCTAAATGTTTAAAAATGTTACCAAAACCGATGGTCATTGTTAGCTATGCAGATACAAGCCAAAATCATAACGGATATATATATCAAGCAACAAATTGGATTTATACGGGTTTATCTGTTAAATTTAATGATTATATGGTCAAAGGTTTAGAACATATGCACCCCGCATCAATATTGGATTCAATGGGCAGAAAAGATAAAAACAAAGATTTTTCACAAGTCGAAAAATTAAAATTAAAATATGGCGAAAAAAATGTTTACATGATTGAAAGACCACAAAAACACCGATATTTTTATTTTTTAGGAACAAAAAACGACAAAAAAAATATGTTGAAAAATCTTAAATATAAAATACAACCTTATCCAAAAGGACAAAATAAAAATTACGACGCAAGTTATCAACCTACAATTCAAACAAAATTATTCTAATGGCGAAAATATTAAATCCAAAAGACGAACACCGCACCGCTTTACAATGGTGTTTAAAAAACGATATTAAGGTTGCAGTTCATCCAACAATAAAAGGTTTGCGTGTGCAAATTGACGAACGCGGCAAAAAAACATTGTCACCGCAAACGTACAATAAGGTTGAGGCCAACAATAAGTGTTGGGAAATATATTTGTATATTTACAAAAAATATTTCAAGAAATGCGAATAAATTTTAATACTATCATTTACCCAATTTATGGTTGTTTAATCGGCATTAATTATTGGGATTCTAAAATGGATCACGTTGTTATTGAATCACCTGTTGAGGACCAAAACGAACATTGTTTGGAATTACATTTGTTCATTGTTGGTATATCTTTTATTTGGTATTCTGAAAAGTAAATGCGTAAAATTGTCAGCGTTAAGGAAATTAAACAAACGCCGAACAACCCGCGTTTAATCAAAGACGCAAAATTCAAAAAACTTATTAAGTCAATAAAAGAGTTTCCGCAAATGTTGGAAATTCGACCTATTGTTGTTGACGAAACAATGACCATATTAGGCGGCAATATGCGTTTAAAAGCGTGCATGGCTGCGGGTTTGTTTGAGGTTCCAATATATATTCAAAAAGGTTTAACAGAGGCGCAAAAGCGCGAATTCATAATCAAAGACAATTCGGGTTTCGGTGAATGGGATTGGGATATATTAGCTAATGAATGGGACGCAAAACAACTAATTGAATGGGGGGTTGATTTACCTGTTTTTGATTTACCTATTGACGATGAACAACCCAAAGAAACCGACGACGATAAAGACGTTTGCGAGTTGTGCGGGAAATAATTTTCGTAAAGTTTTCGTAAAAAATTAAAAAAAACTTTCATTTTTGTATTGTAATTGAAAAAAAAGTTTTACTTTTGGGGTATAGAAATCAATAAACCATTAAAAAAAACAATTATGAAAACACAAGAAATTACAATT